ACTTACCGCCTGAGCGCGATGAGATAGCACAGGAGAGATTGGCTGCAAGGAGTGAGACATGATTGGCTTACCTAATCCATACATTATTCTAGGCGCAATCGTCACCGCAGTCACGGTCTATTTTGTAGGCCACCACAAAGGATGGGCGCAACGGGATGCCGAGATGCAGGCAGAGATTGCCATCAAGAACGAGGAATCGCGTCAGAAAGAACAGAAACTGACAGAGCAAATCAACCAGACCGCAAGCAAACTTTCGGAGGCCAATGATGTCATCAATCAAAAACAGTCTGCTCTTACTCGCGCTATTGCTGCTGGCAGGGTGCGCCTCCCGGCCGCCAGTTGTGTACAAGCCACCCCAAGTCCCACCCCTCCCGCCGGAGATCGGCAAGAAACAAGAAGCGAACCTGACCGACAGACTGACCAAGCTACTGATGCCGAGCGAGCAACCCTCGCAGCCATCGCAGAAATAGTGGCGCAGGGCGACAGGAACACACAGCAACTCAATGCCTGTATTGATGCCTACAACAACCTACGGGAGACACTGAATGGTAAGCAGTGAGCAGTTGCAAAAGCTACACATTGGCGCTGAGTGGGCCGATCCGCTGAACGAAACCTTTGCCAGGTTCAACATCAGCACACCGATCCAGCAGGGCGCATTCATTGGACAGTGCGGCCATGAGTGTGCCAATTTCAAGGTGTTGAAAGAGAACCTGAACTACCGGGCAGCCACCCTGATGAAGTTGTGGCCAAAGAGATTTCCAACGCTGGAGGTGGCCAATGAATATGCCGGGCAGCCAAAGAAGATTGCCAACAAGGTCTACGCCAATCGGATGGGCAATCGAGATGAGTCAAGCGGTGATGGTTATCGCTTTGCTGGCCGCGGGTGCATTCAGCTTACTGGTAGCACTAACTATTTTAACGCTGGCAAGGCTCTGGGAGTTGACTTCTGGGCTGATCCAGACCTGGTTGCAACGCCCAAATACGCGGCCCTGACAGCAGGATGGTTCTGGTCTACACACAAGTGCAATGAAGCGGCACAAGCGCAGGAATGGGGCCGCCTGACGAAGATCATCAACGGCGGCACTATCGGCCTCCAAGACCGCATCAAGCATACGCTTGAAGCTATTCAAGTCCTGAGTTGATAATCTTTGAAAACTGTGCCTTTGCTGGCATCACCTTTCCAACATTCTTTGACCCAACCACGCTTGCCTGATTTGTAAGTGCGCCAATGTCCTCTGGCTTGATGCCTGCGAGGACTTGCGTGTGTACCACCTTGCGGATCATTCTTGGCTTTTGCGGGTTCAATATCAACCGTGTGCCAATCAAATGTCAAAGCAGACTTGCCTTTTGCTTGGCGTTTTTGGTTAATAAATGTGCGCTGCGGAGTTGGTTTATATGCTTGTTCTTTTCCAGCCAACTTAATCAGTACCGCATAAACCATGCGTAAGACTGGCAAGATTTCATCTTGTGTTACCTCTTTATTGTTGTTGTAATACCGCATCCCATCATCTGTCAAAATGTAGGCAAAAGGCGCAAAATACTTTGTTGGCGCGATAGTGCAACCAGCAACAGTTACGCTATTTTCGCCAGCCGTAAGCCACAGACTGAACTTCCTGTTTTTGCTATCCAATCCAGCGATACCTGTACGCTTAAATGGTAGGTTCATTACTGTTTCTGCTGAAATGTGTTTGTCAAATACTGGCTCCATCATGCCAACATCGAACCATAAAGCGGATTCAGGCTCTGGAGCAAGTTTGACTGCCTCACAAATTAAAGGTGTCATGTGTTCTTCTCCTTGAGTTTGGTGCACTCCATGCCTTCCCACTTGCACACAGGTTCTTCCTTACACTGAATGACAAAGCCTTCGATGTCACCATCACCGCCACATGACTGCACTTCATAGCCGTAGTCGCCGACTTGTACGATTAAGGGCTTGGATGGGTCAATGTTCATGCTGGTATCGTTGCCATCAATCTTGTCCCTTGTCCATGTCTTTGCCGTGTCCATCATGGCTTCCATGACAAACCACATTGATTGAGATTTCAGAATCATTTTTTCTCCAGTTTTATTTGAATTCTTTTGAACAGTTCAAACCTTGCAGGGTTGTCGTTGGTATATGTCCCCCAGCCCGCATAACGCATTTCGTTCTCTGCTTCACGCAGTAGCTGGTAAATTTCGTCCGAGTCTTTATTTACAGCATCATGGATTTCTAAATATGGGCATTTTTCGCAAGTCATTGTGGTTTATCCTCGTCTCCAAAATCCATTTCTTGTGGGTGTTCAATGTCATCATGGACGATGACACCATATTCGTCTGCTGGCAGAAATCTGCCACACACTACGCAGTAATAGCCATCGTTCATGTGTCACTCGCTACGTCTGCTTGAATTAACTGTGCCGCAACCTGCCAATAGTTATGACGATCCTTTGCCATGTCGTGCTGGATCATCAGCAAATTGACGATGCGCTGGCGCTCTGCCACGACTGCGGCATCCTTGGCTTCTTGTAGTTCACGCATCACTTCAATCACAGCTTGCTCATGTTTCAACAAGATTGCTTGGATCATCTCCATAGGTGTTTCAATCATTGCCATCGCTGCCGCCTTGACCTTCTCTTGCTCAGTCTTGGCTTTGGTGATTGCTTCTTGGTGTAGCTTTGAAAGTGGTTTCATGTTCTTTTGTTTGAGTTAACTTTTCTTTGCTTTGCTGAATGCAATGATGTTCATTTTGAACAGCACATTCTCAGCGGTAGTCAGGCCAGCATTCTTGTCCACCTTCTTGCTGGCATTCTCTACCCCCCGCTTGACATAGGCCAAGTGATCCATCCATTTATTTAGGTCAGTCCTGTCCTGGTTGCGCCAGTCAAAGGCATTGCCTTTGGACTTGACCACATTAGTACCAGGCCAGAACCGCTCGCCACACAGTTCCAGGCACTGGCCAACAGGGTAGTTGCAGGGGATGTACTCACACACCATTTTGCGCCCCAAGTGTACGCAGACGGGTCTGATAGCCGGAGGTGTGGCGCACCCGCTTTACTGTGTCCACCGCGTCAATGGTTGCCTGGTTGGCCTCCTTGAACTCACGCAGGATTGTCATGCGCTCCCTGGCCGGCCGCTTGCTGGCCTTGAATATCTTCTCGGCCATGTTTTCGTAGGCATCACCCCAATCATCCAGACTGGTGTAGCTGGCAGCAGGCTTGTCCTTGCCAGGCACCATCAGCTTGAATGCGCCATCCTCCTCAATGACCGGAACATCCGACACATCCACCACCACCTCCTCGGCAGGCGCGGCCACCTCCTCTACCGGCGCCGGGGCTGGAGCCGGGGCAGCCAGGGCATCCAAGGGATTGGTGCTAGCCGGCGTGGCCTGGTACTTGTCTGCCTTCTCGGCAGGGTAGTCCTGAGCCTCTTCCGCGGTGATCAGTCCCTTCAGCACATCCGGGAAAGCATCCCGCAAGGCAAACCCCCTGGCCCGCATCTGCAGCATCCTCTTGGGGTAGGCCTGCCATGGCCCTTGCTTGCCCCACAGGCCTGCGCGTTTGGCATCCTCGACACTGAAGGTGGCCGTCACTGGCTTGCGGCCCTTGCGGTGGGCTATGCAGACCGCGACAGGGTTTGGCGTACCCTCGCCATCCACCCGCTCCTCGACACCTTCGCAGACCGGGCTGGCCTGCACCAGCGCCATGGCCGCGTCCCCATACACGCTGGGCTTGCCATTGATCACAGCGATGTTCTGCAAGGCCTGCATTGGCGCCAGGCCCATCTCATAGCCCCACTGGACGCAGACCAGGATGTCCTGCGGCTTGCCCTGGTAGGCCTTGGGAACCATGCTGGACTCTGCTAGCATCTGGCTGAACTGCACGGCCTCGGTGAGGGTGGCCGGTGCGAAACCCTTGGTGGTAGTGATGTTGCTCATTTAGATTACTCCTCTGCGAAATGATGTTGGCGTGTGATAGAAACGGCGATCTGCCAATGTGGTGCTGTCGTGAAAATATTCAGGGTTGGACTGTCTGATTGAGACAATGTAGGCGTCTACTGCTTCTGTGCAGTTCGGGCCATTGGCCGCATCTTGGGCTGCAGCATTTTGTAGGCCAGTTTGAATCCAAACGGGGAACAGGTTGTGGTGAAAAGTGTTGCTCATTTTGCTTCCTTGATGGTAAGAGTTGACTGACGAATGGTGTAGGCCTCTTTGGCTGGCACGGTCTTGGCAGGCTGGGCCTTGTAGCTGCGGGTTGGCCAGGAGATGCGCCACTGTCCGGCAATGCCGGTCTGATGGTCACCCATCTTGTGCTTCAGGGCATCCTCAAAGATGTCCAGGTCTGCCTGCAGATCCTTCATCTTGGCCCTGGTGTCCATGACCTTGTCGGCAAAGTCGGCGGCATCCTTGTCCAGTTCGACTGGCTCCGCATCAATGGGGTATGCACCCCGGCCATCAGTCCACCGCTCACCTTCTTGCGGAGGGTAGTAGTCAACGATGCCTGACTGCTTCCACACATCCAAGCGGCGCTGGAAGTCGGTGGCCACCTCGGCAATCTTGGTGAGCGTGGCCTGGTGCGGGGCAAACAGGAAGATCCGCAGGGCAGTGCCACGATACAGGGTAGCGATGGCGCCCCACTTGGCGCCGATGATGTCCATCTGTGCCTGCAGTTGGATTGGGCCGCGCCACAGTGGCGGCACATCCTCCACATCCATGCCGGTCAGCTTGGCCTCGATGGCGCCCACGCCTTCCAGCGTGATGCTGTCCTGGCCGATCACATAGATGCCCTTCTCCGGGTCTGTGGTGTAGACCCTGCCCAGCCCATTGCCGGTGCCATCCAGGCTGCAGCACAGGGGTAGGGTG